CTGTCTATTGGGCTGTTTGTATCGGTCTAGGCATCTTTGCCATCTCACTCATTCTCTATGTAATCAAGGAGGCCACCAGTGTTTGAAGCACTTGTTCTCGCTTGTCTCATTGGCGACCCCACGGACTGTCTAGAATTTAGGAACACCAGATTTGTTCCACCATTAGACACATACGCCCGCTGTAAAGCCCGCTGTATGGAAATGGGGTCAGACGTAAACCAACACCTACCAAATTACAGAGCAATTAGCTGGAAGTGTCTTCCAGTCAAAGAAGGAACATTCACCAATGTGGACAGCACTCATAGGGCCAATAGCTGAACTAGCTGGCGGCTTCATTAAGAACAAACAAGAGACCGTCCAAGCCAAACAGAAGCTAGAGGTCGCCAAAATCGAAGCCCAAGTCACCAAAGTCCAGCAGGACGGTAACTGGGAAGAGACAGCTATGAAGGCGTCTGATAACTCAATCAAGGATGAACTGTGGACTTGTTGTTTCATAATTTTAATCACGGCTTGTTTCATTCCAGCTGCTCAACCCTACATCGCTGATGGCTTCAGGTTTCTTAGGGAAGACTGCCCTGATTGGCTGAGTTGGGGAATTTTAGCGTCAATCGGCGCCAGCTTTGGTCTCAAGAGCATAGGGCAGTTTAAGAAATGAACCAGAACTTTGATACTTGTATGACTATGCTGCTAGCGCACGAAGGTGGCTTTGTAGACCATCCTGATGACCCCGGTGGCATGACGAACTTAGGTGTCACCAAAGCCGTCTACGATGAGTTTTACGGTGGTGACGCCACTGAAGAAGTAATGAAGGCAATCACAAAGCATGACGTGATGCCTATCTACAGACGCAATTACTGGGACAGATGTCGTTGCCAAGATTTGGCTTCAGGGCTTGACTGGGCGGTCTTTGACTTCGCTGTTAACGCTGGTACTGGAAGAGCCGCAAGGACGCTCCAGAGGGCTGTAGAAGCCAAAGAAGATGGTTCTATTGGGCCGCTGACCCTTATGCTCGTGAAGAAGCATGAGGTGGCGAATGTCATTAACCGGATTGCGATGTACCGTGAACAATTCTATCGGACTTTGAAGACTTTTGATACGTTTGGGCGAGGGTGGCTTAGACGGAATGACGAGACAAGAAAACAAGCATTAGCTATGGGCTAGAGGTTTATCCTCTGGCCTTTTTTTTCGTCTTAGATGAGCCAAGCCAACAAAAGCCCTAAGATCACCCACATTGCTATCTTCAGGTAAAACATTCTTCTTCTACGCACTAGCAACGACAGGGTTTTCTCGATCAATATGCGCAACGATCAACTTATGATACTCAGCATATTGCTCAAGAGTTTTAAATCCCGGAGCAAACTGTGTCACAGGCTGGTCTACACCATCCGTATTTTGCTCATAATATGTCCAGTGGTCTTCATCATGACTTAAAACAGTAACAATTTGCCACTTTCCGTGGTTTATGATTCGGATGCTAATGTTACAATGGGTTTTGTAGTCCGTAAGATAACACCAAAGGGTATTACCTTGTTCATCTAAACGGTCAACAACACGGAAAGTTAAATCACCATTGGGCAGGATGACACCAGTTCGAAGGGCAAGCATTTCTCTGCCGTGTAAATCTTCAAAGCCTAAGTGCATTTCTGAATTGATTAGTTCGGGCATGGCTTCGTTGATTACTTTTACGGCGTGTTTCATGGCTTTCCCACCACGTTTTTCTCGTGTTTGCTTTTGCCAGTTTATGACCTTTATGTTTCGGAAGTTTTTCCGTACCCGGTATGCGTCTACCATTTCTTGATAAAGGGACGCATCATACGCTAATTCGTCAGTGCTTCTCTCAATTTCATCGTTTTGCGCTTGAGTAGCCTCAATTGCTTTTTGACGCCGATTTGCCTCAATTCTGGCTTGTATAACCTCACCAGTAACTAGATTTGTTTGAGACTGTTTACTGCTGTTTTTTGCTTCTTCATGTTCCAGCTGCAACGAAATCATTTTGTTCAATATTTTACGCTCTGCGTCTAGTTCTGCTTTTACCTTTTGCGCTTTTTCCTCTAGCTCGGCAGCACCGTCTTCAAAAGCCCTTCTTGATTTAATCCCGGCATCAACAATTTCTTTTCGCTCCTGCCTTAATTTTAAAATCCTTTCGCCATGTCCAAATAAAGTGCGTGTTTCTGCAAGGGACATTCTGTCCAGAAACCCAATCAAATTATCGTCTGGTGATGGTTCTGGGTCGGCACTAACCCATGGGAACAAGGCTTCTAGTAAAGTTGATTGATATAACTTATCGCCAGCGGCTTCCAGCATTTCAAAAGAGACACAATCACCAAGGTCAGTAGCGGCTTGGTCGTATTCTTTATCTACCTCTTTTAACGACTGAAACTCTTGTTGTTCGACATCAGAAATAGCTTGAATCTTCTTTTTTCGCCATTCTTGTGCTTTTTCAAACTCTGCTTCTAGCGCAACTACTTTGTCCTGTTGTTTTTGGATGTCGATGTACAACAACAGCTCTATGCCTTCAGGCTTGTCTTTAACGCTGTTGTATAACTTTGAAAGTTTGGCGGTGTATTCGCGGCTTTGCTTCAGCTCTTGTTCAAGCGAAATCGCTTTTTTTGCACCATCGCTCAGAGCAGAGACAGCCTGTTCTTGGCTTGTGAAATCCGAGAGTGATTCAATCTTTTTGAAGGAAGCTAGTGAGCCGTCATAGGGCATAGCCGTGAAATCCAAAAACTCTGTTTCGTTACCATAAACAGCGATAGGATGACCTTTAAGCAGTTCGGCCTTTCGAAACATCACATTTGGTGATCGGGGTAAATCAATTAGCAAGGATGTCCGACCACCTGTTTCGGCGTTTTGACTTTTAATAAAAAACAGGCCAAAGCCATCGTCAGAACAATCTTCTAAAACACCAAAGTCAAACCATTTCATATCTAATGAAGCGAGGGTTTCTGTTCGCTTTGCATCCATGCTTACGAGATGTTCTGCAAGTCTACTTGGGTCTTCTAGGGTATTCTTAAACTGGTCGGATTGAGCTAATTGCCGGATTTCACTTGCACCGACATTACGCAGTCTGATGTCGTTGTGTTGCAAATAGTCAGTGAAGTTGCGATACACCGACCTCCAGTACTCATTGTTTTCTCTGACACTATTCATTTGGGTAGGATAGTGGTTGAATAGGCTGGTCTGCAATAGCCAAAAAAAAGCTAGTCGCTTGGCCTAAAATGGTTAAGAGATAAACAATCGCTTTACCCATTAACGATTTGCCAACGATTTGCTCAAACTCAGGCAAACCAACGACTTGCACCGAAAAAGAACATCTAGCGGTTGCAAGCGATACGGCGAATAGCTATATTGAGGGGGTCAAGCGAAGATAGGGAACTACAGTCGCTTGCTCTTGAGGCTAAGGTTTGGCTCCCCGGGACGGATTCGAACCGCCGGCCAAGCGATTAACAGTCGCGATGTCAGACTGCTGTTTTTCGGCGGTTTATCAAGGGTTAAGCTACATTTCGTTCCCTATCTTCCGAAACCAAAGTTCGGAAGGTAAAGCGATGAACAACTATAGCCCAATCCAAAGTGACCTCTTTGCACAATCATTTGTATCAACTCAGGCAACTACCAACAAACCACCAGTAACCACTAGCGTACCGACCCTTGTGGCCTACGCAACTAAGATTGCGGAGCGTGTCTGGCTAAAAGACCACACCCGCACGTTCAATATGCGTGGTATCCGCTGGTTCGCTGACTACAAGGATTTCGGTCAGCTGACACTTGCAGACGTAAGACGCAAGCATATCTACGACTTTGTTGACCACCTCATCGAAACACGAGGCATCAGCAAGAACACAGCCAATAAGTATATGGCTGGCATATCTCGTGTCATGTCCTACGCAAACGACAAAGACGTGGTAGACAACCCAATTAAGCTGAAATACGAAACCATCAAGGCTGGTCGCCCACGTTACTTTACTCATGATGAACAGCGCGAACTTGTCGCCTATCTGCGTGACGTGGTGAAAAAGCCGTGGATGGCTGACCTTGTGATTTTGTCATGCAACACCGGAATGAGACTTGGTGAGTGCCGGGCAATCACAAAGCCGATAGTTGAACTGTCAGACTGTGGTGAATGGCTGTATTTGCCCGAAGAGGTGTGCAAAAGCGGTGAACGTGAAGTTCCCCTCAATGCTGAAGCAAGGGCCGCCTACGAGCGTCTGCTGCCTGTTATTGATAAGGCATTTTCCCATCGCACCTTCTACCGTAACTGGAACAAGGCTAGACGTGATGTAGGGAAGGGCGACCCGCTATGGCTGTTTCATGTGTGCCGACATACAGCCGCCAGTCGCTTGTCTAACAATGTTGGTGCAAACGAATTTGAGATTGCAGACATTCTAGGTCACGCTGACACACGCACTACGCGCCGCTATGTACATACACGCAAGAACAACCTACTGAACGCTGTCAGGGCGTTGTAGGGGCATCAAAAAGACATTTAAGGTCACCTTCGGGTGGCCTTTTTTTTTCGTGTTTTTAATTAGTCCACCCTAAGGAGGAAGGGAAAGTAATCTCTAAACTGTACCTATAGCTAGACTAACGATTCCTGATTCGCCGATGCCATAAAGCCAGATGAAAAAACAAAAGACACTCAACAAAAAGATATTAAGGCCGGCAATTTTGAAAAAGCCATAAATTGGATGCTTCATGACGCAATGCCTTCAATCACTAACAAGTCTCACCACTACAGCAAGGCTGGACGTTAACTTTACAATAAGCACATTGTCCGTGTCCATGTACCCAGATTATATTTTCTGGCTGACCACAGCTGACACAGCGTGGCTGTTCCTGTCTTTTGGCTTCGGCATCTAGCATCTTTTGTCTCCATTTAGGCACAGGCCATTCAGTCATTTTGCGTCTCCATGCGATATCTTTATTGACGATGTTCCTGTTTTGTTCTACTAACAAAGAACGCACGATGCAATAGTCATTGTACGTTCAGCACCAACGACATCATGGTCGTTCTCATGCACCCATCGTGCATCCAAAGCAAAATGTCCAATTAGGACGCACTCATTATAAACACACAGCGCAGCCAATCCGTGCAGCCAGCAGTTGCGGGTATCGTATGTAGAAACCAGCCACGATTGAGTTGCGGGTATCGTATGTAGGAAACCAGCAAATTGAGTTGCGGGTATCTTATGCAAGAAGCTGCGTTGACCAAAGCCTGTCGAAAGTTGCGGGAACCTTATGCAGAAACCGAAACAGACACAGGAGAGTGAAAATGACAACGAAAGTCCAAACACCGAAGAATAGCGTAGCTGAATACAATGACGATGCCGAGAAAGCCCTCATGAAGGCTTTGACAATGGGGTCAATGAAGCGACCTAGAGCGACTTTAGCTGACCTCGCTGGGCTAGCAGTCAACGACAACAACAGTACGAAAGGGGAATAATCATGGAAAACACACTGAAGACGATACTCAAGCCTTTTGTCGAATACTGCCACTCGTTTTACGGCGAGGGTGGTCTTTACGACATGGGTGCCTCAATAAACGTCCTTCACAAGGCGGCAGTGACTTACGTCCTGTCGCCTGACCGTGAGGCTGATTTCGAAGGTGACAGTTTTGACAGGGAACAGGTGCGTGAGATTTTGCACAGATGGGGATTTGACGAACTAGCCAAAGCAAAATGCTAGTTCTCCCCAGCATCCCCACATTTAACACCATTTGCCCTATTGCGCTAAGACGCAGCTGCATGGGACAGTAGTTTCACAAGGAGAATTACTAACGGATGACAATTGACAATCAGGGTGAGCCAATCACCCCAGAAATGCAGAAACAAATAGACCGTGAGCAAGAAATGCTGACGAAGGGGCGTGTTCGTGCCGAAAAGCGGCGCAAGCAGCTTGAGCAGCGTCAGGGACTGTCTGAAACGAAGTCTAGCAAGCTACAGGCAGAGGAAGTTCAACAGGCCGTGATGGGAGCTGTAATGGCTTTTGTCGCAGAGGCTGGTCATAGCAGCAAATCCCAATGGATTGAGCCAGTGATGCCTGTTGACCCCGATTTGATTGCAATCACTGCATTGAAAATCTGCCAAGACAGTGCCGCCCAAGTCCTAAAGTCACAAAACGTCTTTCATCGAGCCGGCATGGCAATGGAAGCCCTGACACGCGAAGCCTACATGAGGCAAACTCGTGCGGGTAGACGCCTGATGACTGAACTTAAAAAGACGCTTTTTCCCACGGTTGACCAGTTAAAGTACATGGGCAAGTTCAAACAAGGCGATAAGGAAGAAGACGATTACCTAGAATGGCAATTGACCCACGCAGAAAGAGTAATGGCTGAAGCAGACCGTAGGTTTCCTGAGTGGGAAGCTGCATTTGAAGAGTGGTCTGACGACAAATACAAGGCCGTTGGCTCGTTCCTAATAGCTTGTGTGATGCGTGGGTGTGACTTGTTTGAGGAAAAGATGCTGTACGTTGAGAAAAACGGCAAACCTTCGCCTCATCCTATCGGTCACATTGTGATGACAACTTTAGCCAAACAACAATTGGCTGACGGCAATCAGTTGATTGATGGTTTGTTTCCAATGTTTACACCCATCGTTGGTGTGCCACCTAATAACTGGGATGCAAAATCTCTTAATCGAGGTGGGCCTTACCACGACCCAGCTGTTGGAAAATTAGTTCCGCTGGTCAAACACGCAACTGGCGAACAGAAGGATGAAATCACCAAACGAGTGAATAATGGTGAGATGCAGCATTGTCTTGACGCCATCAATAGTTTGCAGAAGGTTCCGCTTACCATCAATGAAACGGTCTTAGACTGCATTGATTGGGTGGTAGAAACTAAAAACTACAAAAAACTAGGTGATTTTCCTGAACTTCACCGACCTGACGACCATGAAGAAATCGAAAATCAAATTTGGGTCAAATACGACAACTCCCAAAAAGCCCAGTGGTACAGGGACAGAGTGCGGGTACAGCAAGAACAGCAAGAAGTTGATGCAAACAATCTGAACCTCAATAACCACCGGAAGCAAGCTAGAGAACTACTGGCCTACGCTGACGAAGGTTTGGATAAGTTCTGGCTTCCCCATCAATTTGATTTCAGGGGGCGTGTCTACTGTACGCCTGATTTCAATTTCCAAAAGAATGATTACATCCGGGCGTTGTTCATGTTTTACAACAAGACAGCGGTTACGCCGGAAAACGATGAGTTTTTGTACCTTCAGCTGGCTAACACTTGGGGCAATCGCATCGACAAGAAATCATACGAAGACCGTTTGGAATGGGTTGGCGACAACATCCAAGACATCACGAAGACTGGCGCAGATTTTCGCACGAACTTTGATTTTTGGATGCAAGCAGATGACCCTTTCCAGTTCGTAGCTGCCTGTCGTGAAAGCTACCTTTACAATGAGGCCAGACTGGCGGGTAAAGTTTACTACTCTGGACTTCCAGTTGCCCTTGATGCCACTAACTCTGGTTACCAACATTACGCAGCGGCAAGTTTGAATGAACATGACGGATACTGGGTAAACCTTGTTGACCCAGATGAGGGCAAAATTGAACCTCGTGATTTGTACATTGTGTGTCGTGACGCTGCTTTAGCGATAATTCCAAGTGACATCCAAACGATGGAACGTGAGATTGCGACAGGCATCAGGCTAAATGAAAACGAGCAGGGTCAGATAGAAGAAATCACTTTGGACGAAGACGAACTGGACAAGGTTAGCAGACGCAAAGTGGCAGCTGAAACCCTTCTCAGCTTGAAGCATGATGATGGTGGGGAGGGTTTAACCCGAAAGGTTGCCAAAGGCCCAGTCATGACGTGGGCTTACAGTTCTGAAGATTGGGGCATTGCGAAGGCGTTGCGGAAAAGCTACTTCGACAAGTTTACCAAACAAGTTCAAGACCCGGCCCATCCACGAACAGAACACCCATACGGTGAGGATTGTGGCTACACGGCTTCATTTTACCTAGCCAACCTACTGGTTCGTGCAATCAAGGCGACCGTTAAGTCAGCTGAACAAGGAATGGCATTTTTCCAATCCTGTTCAGACGCCTTGAAGGTTGAGAATAAGCATTTTCAATGGACAACTAAGATTGGTTTTCCAGCGTTTCAAGAGTACCTAAACCACGAAAAAAACCCCAGTAAAGTCCGGCTTTTTTGGTGGGGCGGGTCTTACGCAAATCGCACAGTTGAAAAACGCTCCAGCACTCGCGTTTACACAGATGAAGTGAAAGGGACGAAAAGTAGAAATGCGATTGCGCCAAACATCATTCATGCAATGGATGCAACTCATTTGATGTCTACGGTGCTAGGTTGCGCTGAGAAAGGCGTTACGGATTTGATGTGTGTCCACGACAGCTTTGCAACAACAATTGGCAACGCTGCCATACTACGAAACACGGTTAGACTTGAATTTCACGACCAGTACGCTGACTACAGCCTTTACGCAGACATCAGGCGGCAAACCGCCGCAAGATTGACGGATGGCGGTCAAAACCTTCCAGAGATACCGGATGATGGCAAGCTAGAATTGGCAAAGGTCAAGAGGGCAAAGTACCCCTTCAGCTAGTTGCGGGTATCGTATGCAGAAAGCAAATCGAGGTGGCGTTCAGCCGCCTTTTTCTTTGCGCTGCATAATGTCTAACAAACAGCAGGAACAATAATGAACCAACGAGAAAAACTCCTTGGTTTGGGCAAGCTGTACCTTTCTCGTGGTGAGCCAATCCCACTGGATTTGCTTGCTCAAGCCGACAGTCTTGGCTTGTCGATAGAAGATTTCGGTGAGCCAACCCAATACCAAGACAATGACGCCAAACAATCAGAAAAGGATAGCTTTTAATGGCAAAACAGAAACTAACATTTACAACCCCGAAAGGGGTGGCGATGTACCCTTGGTTGAACAAGGCTGACTTCCAGTTTGATTCAAACGGTCAGTACAAGGTCAACATCAGGGTTACACATGAAGAAGGCAAACCATTGGTTGCAGCTGCGAAAGCAGCGGCTAACGATGCGTTTGGTGCGAAAGCCAAAGACGCAAAGATGCCTTTTAAGAAAGATGAAGACACTGGCGATTTGATAATCGTCACTAAATCCAAGTTCAAGCCAAAGTTCGTGGATAGCGCAGGGCAGATGATTAGCGAAAACAACGTACCACCAATCTTTGGCGGCTCCACGTTGAAGGCAGCTGGCACAATGTACCCATACCAGGCTGGCGGTAATGTCGGCATCTCACTTCAGCTTGCTGGCGTTCAAATTATTGAACTGTCAGAAGGTAGCAACGGCGGTGTTTCATTTGCCGCTGAAGAGGGCGGCTTCGTAGCAGCCAACGACAACGCTGAAGAAGCAGACGGTGTCGCTTACAATTTCTAAGCGCAGACGCCACGCCATAGCAAATGGCTACAGGAGTGGTCTGGAAGAAACAGTTTCACGCCAAATAGCAGATGCTGGTCTACCAGTTGTGTACGAACCAAAGGACGACAAAGTTTCGTACACTTGGCCTGAAAGACAATCCACCTACTTACCTGATTTCAAGCTGCCAAAACAAGGCGGCTTTTTCTTTGTCGAAACGAAGGGTCGCTGGACTGTTGATGATAGGCAGAAACACTTGCTCATCAAAGAACAGCACCCCGACATCGACATTCGCTTCGTCTTCAGCAATCAGAACGCCCCTTTGTACAAAGGCAGTCCCAATCGTTACTGCGACTGGTGCGAGAAGCACGGCTTCCGATACGCCCACAAGACGATACCACCCGAATGGTTACAAGAAGGAGCAAATGACAATGAGCCAGAATGACCGGATTTTAGACCACTTGATGAAGGTTGGTTCGATCACATTCGTTGAGGCTGTTGACCTTTACAGGGTCAGGTCGCTTCCGCGCCGCATAGCCGACTTACGGCAGCGTGGATACGAAATCATTAGTGAGTGGAAGCAAGACCATCTTGGTCAGCGTTACACCCGCTACAGCCTAGCTTAACCCAAATCATAAGGAGAAACAGATGCGGCAAGCCGTACCTGACAGCCAGTCAACCTTCCTACACAGAACAAGCTGTGACGCTTGTGGCAGCAGTGATGCAAATGGAGTTTACGATGACGGACATACGTTCTGTTTCTCCTGTCAAACCTATCAATCCGGTAGCCCGGAAGATGGCAGAAAGGAGAAGCCAATACCAAACCAAGATAATCAAAAGCAAGAAAGCCTACTGTCGGGCGTCCCAAAAGCGATACCAGCTAGAGGATTGACAGAGGCTACCTGTAAAAAGTGGGGCTACCTCACAAGCCAGCATAATGGGCAACCTGTCCAGCTGGCTGTTTACAGGAACAAAGGCGGCAAGCCAGTAGCACAAAAAATAAGGACAGCAACGAAGCAATTTAGCATCGTTGGTGATGCCAAGCAGATGACACTGTTCGGTTCACATTTGTGGCACAAGGGCAAAAAGCTGGTGATTTGCGAAGGCGAGATTGACGCGATGTCAGTCAGCCAAATTCAGAACCACAAGTGGCCTACTGTTAGTTTAAGCCACGGCGCACCTTCGGCAGTTAAGACACTGAAAGCAAATTGGGATTACCTGATGGGCTTTGAAGAGATAATCCTAATGTACGACCTTGATGAGGTCGGTCAGAAGGCAGCAGTCGCTTGTGCTGAATTACTACCGCCCGGCAAGGCTTTCATCGCTTACCTACCAGCTAAAGACGCCAATGAGTGTCTGATGCAGGGCAAGTCAGCTGATGTCATTCAAGCCATCTTTCAGGCTCGTGAATACAGGCCAGATGGTATTAGGTCAGCCCACGATTTCCGTAACATCATCAGTGTCGATGAAACTGCAAGCGCAGTCAGCTGGCCTTACTCAATGCTTGATGAACGCCTCATGGGGTTACGCAAGAAAGAGTTGATTTGTTTGGCAGCTGGTTCAGGTTGCGGAAAGACCACCTTTGTTAAGGAAGTGGCTTACCACCTGATGATGTCAGGCCAGAAGGTTGGTCTAATCAGTCTTGAAGAGGCTCCAAAGCGCACATTGCTGGGGCTGGTGGGTATCCACCTGAACAAGAACCTGTTGATTGACCGGAGCCAAGCGTCAGACCAAGAGGTCATAAAAGGGTTTGACGACCTGTTCAATGACCGGACTTGCGTCCTTTACGACAGTTTTGGCGTGAGCAGCGTGGAAACCATCTGCCAGCGCATCCAGTACATGGCGAGGGCTTTGGATTGTGATTTCATAATTTTAGACCACGTTACGATGCTGACAGCCAACATGGTCGATGAACGCCGTGAACTAGACAAATGCGTCACACAGTTCAGGACATTGGTTCAGGAACTGGACATTGGCATGATAATGGTCAGCCATCTGACACGTCCCAGTGGGCGAGGTCACGAGGACGGCGCGGCAGTTAGCTTGAGCCAACTTCGGTCAAGCCATTCATTGGCACAGCTGTCAGATGCAGCGATTGGCCTCCAGAAAGACCCAGACGACCCCGACAGCGATTTCCGCATGGTCAGAGTGCTGAAGAACCGTTTCAGCGGCTCTATTGGCGATGCCGGAACGCTGTTTTACCAGCGCGACACAGGACGGCTGATTGAGGCTCAACTGGTTGAATTTACCGAAACAGAAGAAGGAGAAAGCGAAAATGATGAACGCACAAATGAAACTGCCGTTTGAAGATACTGACGGCGCGGCGACAGCAGCCAATGACAATCGACCACCAATCAATGAACACGAGGCATACTTTCGTGAGTTTCACGCTGCAAACCCTCATGTCTACGACTTGGTGGAGAAGCTGGTGATGGAAAAGATAGCTAGTGGCAGACCACGCTACGGCATGAAAAGCATCTTTGAAATCATTCGCTGGGATTACCCAGTCAATACGATAGGTGGCAGCTACAAGCTAAAGAACGCTCTAGCCCCTTACTACACACGCCTGTTCAACAAGCTAAACCCTGAACTAGAGGGTTTTCTGACAATTGCACCAATCAGAAAGGTAACCGGATAATGGCAAAATACAGTGAAGCCTTTCTGGCTGAAGAAGAACGGATAATGGCTGAGGAAGATGAGCAGTGGCTCCGCGCTGAAGAGGGCGATTCCTTTGACCATTACCAAGAGCAATGCGCCAGTGAATTTGCGTTTTACCCCGGAATGTTGCTTTACCCTGCACTGGGACTGGCTGGCGAGGCTGGCGAGGTAGTCGAAAAGGTCAAGAAACTCATTCGTGACGATGAAATGCCATTAGACGAGTTTTTTGACACACGCGAGATTGACGCTGAAAAGCGACTAGAGATTGCAAAAGAACTTGGTGATGTCTTGTTTTACATCGCAATGATTGCCGATGACATTGACTACACGCTTGGCGAAATCGCTGAGATGAACATCGAAAAACTAGCTGACCGCAAGAACCGTGGTCATCTACGAGGCAGCGGCGACAACCGTTGAGGTTGTTGTTTGACCTCGAAAGTAACGGCTTCCTAGACCAACTCACTACCATCCACTGCATAGCGATAATGAACGCTGACACAGGTCAACGCTGGGCTTACGGCCCAGACCAGATTGACCAAGCTGTTGAGCAATTGTCGCAAGCGTCAGAACTGATAGCCCACAACGGCATCACGTTTGACATTCCTGCCATCCAGAAACTGTACCCTTTCTTCAGCACCGATGGGATCATTGTGACTGACACACTGGTCTTGTCGAGGCTGATTAAGGGCAACCTAAAGCAAGACGACTTTGAGAAATGCTGGACTAACGAGGCATTTCCAAAGCGTCTGCATGGGTCGCACAGCTTGAAGGCATGGGGCAAAAGGCTAGGCGTTCTAAAAGGTGACTTCAGCAATGATGACACCGACTGGAGCGAGTGGTCACACGAAATGCAGGATTACTGTGAGCAAGACGTTACTGTCACCCACGCTCTTTGGCAGCATTTGCAGCCTGAGAAGTGGTCACAAAAAGCCATCCGCTTTGAACACTCAATAGCTGAGATTTGCCATCGCATTGGCACAGCAGGATGGACATTCGATACTCAGAAGGCAGCGGCGTTATACGCCCAGCTGTCGCTTGAGCAATCCACGATTGAAGACGATTTACAGACGTTATTTCCAGCATGGACGCTAGAGGATGAGTTTATTCCGAAGGTCAACAACAAGAAGCTGGGTTACGTCAAAGGCGAACCATTCATCAAGTACCGTGAGGTGCAGTTCAATCCAAACAGTCGCCAGCACATCGAATATTGTCTGCGGCAGAAGTACGGATGGAAACCGAAGCTGTTCACCCCAAGTGGTGACGCCAAGATTGATGAAAGCGTATTGGTTGGTCTGCATTACCCTGAAGCGCAGAAGCTGGCTCGTTCATTCATGCTGCAAAAGCGACTTGGGATGTTGGCTGAAGGCAAAAACGCATGGATGAAGCTGGTAGATGCTGATGGCAAACTGCGTCATACCATCAACCCGCTTGGTACTGTTACAGGCCGTGCATCTAGCTTTGGCCCTAACTTACAGCAAGTACCAGCCACACGCGCCGCATACGGCAAAGAGTGCAGGGAACTGTTCACTGTACCTGACGGCTACGTCCTTGTCGGCTCAGATTTGTCTGGCATTGAGTTAAGGTGCTTCGCTCATTTCCTACCTGATGGTGGCGAATATGGGCGTGAACTAATCAACGGTGACATCCACCAGATTAACGCTGACAAGTTGGGCATAAGCCGTGACCACATGAAGACAGTCCAGTACGCCACGCTGTACGGTTCAGGCGATGCTCGACTAGGCGACATACTAGGCAAAGGCATCAAAGAAGGTAAGGCAATCAAAGAAGCCTACTTTAAGGCTGTGCCAGCGTTCCCCACCTTGCTGCGCCAAATCAAACAGGTCGTCAAACAGCGTGGTCATTTACTTGGCCTCGATGGTCGTCAGCTACCAGTTCGCAGTGAACACGCAGCATTGAACGTACTGCTCCAGTCAGCGGGCGCCCTCATAGCAAAAAAGTGGGTGCAGCTAATCGACTTAGAAATCAAACGTCAAAACCTCGATGCGACCATCATCGCTTGGGTGCATGACGAAGTACAAATCGCAACAAAACCAGAGGAGGCAGATAATGTCGGTAATCTCGCTAGAAGAATGGCGGAGGAAGCAGGAAGACATTTCGGCTTCAAAATCCCAATCGAAGCAGAATTTAGTGTCGGACGAACTTGGGCAGACACTCATTGATGACACTGAATTAGCAGTGCTGATGGAAATCTACACAGTGCTTGTACACGCCAAGCAATCACCATTCACCACCAAAAGCGACTTCGCACGAGTGGCAGCTAATCCAGTAGCCTTGTGCGCTAGTGAGGGGCTTCTGTCCACTCGGCTAAATGAAACCACATACACCAACAAATGGATGGTGACAGCCGAAGGGCTAGAGTGGATGGAAGGGATGGAAGATGTTCTTAGCACTAGACAGTGACATCCTGATGTACAAGGCAGCGTCAGCTGCTGAAAAAGAAGTGGACTGGGGTGACGATGTTTGGTCACTCCAGACTGACCTGAAAGAAGCTAAACAAGCGTTTGAGTACCAAATTGCCAAAATCACAGACAGTCTGGGCGTTAAAGATTACGTCTGCTGCCTGTCTGACCATAAAGACAATTTCCGTAAGGTTGTTGACCCATCCTACAAATCAAATCGCAAAGGCACACGCAAGCCAGTGGGCTATGTGGCTTTATGCGATTGGGTTGAGGAAACATTCAAGACATTCAGGAAGCCACAAATGGAAGCTGACGATTGTCTAGGGATACTAGCAACGATGCCAGTCAATAAAGGCAAGTGCATCATGGTCAGTGATGACAAAGATTTGAAGACAGTGCCGGGCAAACTCTATCGGCCTATGGCTGATGAGCAGCTGGAGATAAGCGAAGCGGAAGCTGACAAGAACTTCTTTACGCAAGTTCTGACTGGTGACGCCACTGACGGATACAAAGGCATCCCCGGTATCGGCCCCAAGAAAGCTGAAGCCATCCTTGGTTCACGGCCTCATTGGGGTGCAGTCGAACAGGCTTACATCAAGGCTGGCATGACCAGAGATGACGCAATTCAACAAGCACGGTTAGCGCGGATTTTACGCTGGTCTGACTGGCATGAAGAAATACAGGAGATACGCCTATGGACACCTACATGAGGCATGAAGAGTACATGAAGCAAGCTGCCAAGCAGTCTGACAATCAAGACATGGTTAATCATCCACCACATTACTGCCAAGACGGCGAAATCGAGTGCATAGACGCCATCCGCGCCGCACTTGGCCCTGAAGGCTTTGCAGCTTTCTGTCGTGGCAACGCAATAAAATACAATTGGAGAATGAGCCACAAGAATGGTCTTGAAGACATCGCCAAGGCTCGTTGGTACATGAGCAAATTACTGGAAGAGGAACAGACCAAGACATGACAAACACCAAACACAACCAGCACTACGGCCCAACTCTTCCACTGTCTGAAGAATTGGATACCATCAAATACAGACAGACAGGCGAAAGTTTCTACGACAAGGTGGTTCGCATCGCTGACGCCTTAAAAGACGACCACCAACACTTCAAAGACTTCAAGGATGCGCTGCGCCATATGCGCTTCCTGCCAGCTGGTCGTGTTCAAAATGCAATGGGAGCCGCAAGGCAGACCACAGCTTACAATTGCTTTGTCAGTGGACAAATTGAGGACAGCATGACTAGCATTATGCAGAGGGCGACTGAAGCCGCAGAAACAATGCGGCGAGGTGGAGGAATCGGTTACGATTTTAGTCGCCTTCGCCCCAGAGGCGACCGGATTAAGTCGCTAGAAAGCATGAGCAGCGGCCCTGTCAGCTTCATGGGCATTTTTGACAGTGTTTGTCAGACCATCGCCTCATCAGGTCACAGACGTGGCGCACAGATGGGTGTCTTACGCATTGACCACCCTGACATCGAGCAATTCATTTCAGCAAAGAACAACAGCGACAAGCTGACTGGCTTCAACATCTCAGTAGGTGTGACTGACAAATTCATGCAACACCTTGCCAGTGGCGAACAGTTTCCGTTGGTCTTTGAAGGTGAAGTCTACAAGTACGTTGACCCTAACGCCTTGTGGGACATGATAATGCGTTCAACGTGGGATTGGGCTGAACCAGGCGTTCTTTTCATTGATAGAATTAACAATAAGAACAACCTTTACTACATTGAAAACATTAGCAGTTCAAATCCTTGTGGAGAACAACCTCTGCCACCATTTGGGGCGTGTTTGCTCGGTAGCTTTAACCTCGTAAAATACGTTGTTAACGGTGATTTTGATTACAATCAGTTCGTTGGTGACATCAGAACTGTGGTCAGGGCGATGGATAACGTCATTGACCGCACCATCTACCCGCTGCCAGAGCAGGAAGCTGAAGCAAAGAGCAAAAGACGCATGGGCTTGGGGGTCACTGGGCTGGCTAATGCCGGCGAAATGCTTGGTTACCCTTACGCATCTGAACGCTTCATGATTTGGATGGAAGAGGTCATGGAGATGTTCCGTGACACTTGTTACTACCAGTCAGCCATGCTGGCAAAAGAGAAGGGGCCGTTCCCGCTGTACGACCAAGAAAAGTACAGTGAAGGCAACTTCATCCAGACACTTTCACCTGAAGTTCAAGAAGCAATCCATCTGTATGGCATCAGGAATAGCCACCTCACATCAATCGCACCGACAGGCACAATCAGCCTCACAGCTGATAATGTGTCTTCCGGCATTGAGCCGCCGTTCAGTCATTACTACGACCGAACTGTGCAGTCATTTGATGGTCAGAACATCGAGCGAGTTGAGGATTACGCTTACACGCAGGGCATCGCAGGGCGTACAGCCAACGAAATCAGTGCTGATGAGCATCTGAATGTCCTCATCCTAGCCTCAAAGTACGTTGATAGCGCAGTCAGCAAGACGTGCAATGTAGGCGACAACGTAAGCTACGATGACTTCAAACAGCTTTACTACAAGGCTTGGAAGAACGGTTGTTCAGGCATCACTACCTTCAGGGCAGCTGGTAAACGCTTTGGCATCCTGAATGAGGTTAAGCCAGCAGCTAACGACAATGAACCAAAAGCAGAAGCCTGTTTCATCGACCCAGCTACAGGTCAGAAGGAGTGTGGATGAATGTTACCTTAGTAGACAGCATGGGTAGCGACCTGACGGTTGTTAATGCAGCCAGAGTGTCGTTTGCCAAAGAAAGCGAAGTGATGACAGAGCAAGAGGATAGGCTCATTCATTACCTAGCGGAACATGGGCATTGGTCACCCTTTGCCCATGCGTTCCTTCAGTTCCGCATCAAAGCACCAATCTTTGTCGCTAGGCAGCTAGTGAAGCATCAAGTTGGGCTGTCTTGGAACGAGGTCAGTCGGCGTTATGTCGATGAGCCGCCGGAGTTTCACAATCCAACGGTGTGGCGCGGAAGACCAAAGAACAGCAAACAGGGCAGTGATGGTGAAGTAGAAGACCAGAATGTGCCTCAGAAAATCTTGGAGCAGACAAACCTTCTTGCCTTCAAGAACTACAACATCCTCATCAAGCAGGGTGTAGCCCCAGAACAAGCACGAATGATACTACCTCAGACCATGATGACCGAATGGTATTGGTCTGGGTCATTGCAAGCATTTGCAAGGGTTTGCAACCAACGATTAGACAGTCACTCACAAGAGGAGACGCAAGTCATCGCAAGGCAGATACAGGAACAGGCAATCGCCAAGTTCCCGGTCAGCTGGATGGCTTTGAGTGCTGTCTAACTTTAGCCCATCAGTTAACGCTGGTGGGCTTTTTTTCCTAAAACGAAAGGCACAAAAAAAAAGAGACCAGAAGTCCCAAATATAAGTTGGGTCGTTCCAGTCTCTCCTGTGTAACAGCCTCCCGTTAATAATAAACTGGCTACAATGTTACACTACATACGATTTCGGACTTTTCAGACGCTCCCTCGTACTCAAGTATTATATAAGCTATTTTTGTGCCAATTCAAAGGGAATCGTTGAATATCAGGCTATTCCAGAGTTGTGGGTATCGTTTGAGGGAACTTTAGTTCTTAAGTAGTAATACCTATAACCTTCCAACTTAGTACCAATGAACCACAGATAACCACTATAACAACAGTCCACCAACGTCTTCGTTGGTTACGCTGGTTTGCTTTGGTTCGCAGGGTGCTAAAGGAGTTACCTAAGAGGATGTGTTTGTCGTTCATTTACTAGCCTTGAGTGGCTGTAGTTCCCCACAGTGTCTACACTTGATTGCTTTGTCTTGTATCTTCTCAGCACAGGAAGAGCATCGTTTCTTCGCACCAAAGATAGCTTTCCATAGCCAACGTAAGATTACGAAGGGCAGGACTAACATAACAACTGTAGTAGCTGCGATAATCCCTTGACCTAGTGCTTCATGTTCCATGTCCCGATTTTAAACACAATCAAATGGCCCCATCCAGACAAATTTCTCTAATGACCTAATGTCTTGGACATCAGGCATCATGATGGTTAGGCGATAGTCAGTCGCTTGCCCATCTACACCTAACGATTACAGATACTTAGCGTACATCGTTACTTTAACACCAACGATCACCACCCGATTTTGGTTCCATACGCTAGCTTTTGCCACCCCAGTACCATCAGATTTAATTCAATTTCAAAAGTAAGGCTAAAGCTTGGCTTGTTGTTATTGTTGTTCGACCTTCGTTAACCGGGGTCACCCCCTGAAAAACCAAGGAATCCCAATATGGCCCTAGAATCCGCCACCACGATAAACCAGCTTAACCCGCTGTACCCAGTCGCTACCGATGGTTTGGCTCAAGCTGACGACCATATGCGTCTGATCAAAAGTACCATCCAGAACACCTTTCCTAACATCACAGGTGCAATCACAGCTACACAGGCTGAGTTAAACTTGTTAGATGGTCTGACCTCAACAACCGCAGAACTAAACAAACTCGATGGTTTCACAGGTGCAGTCTTTGACCTCAACTACGCCAAGGACTTACGAGCCACAGGCGTAACCTCAACTGAATTTGATTACCTCGATGGTGTCACAAGTAACATCCAGACCCAATTAAACAGCAAGCAGCCTAATATAACAGGCGCGGCTACAACTATTCTGTCGTCTAACCTCACAGCCAACAGGGCTTTGGTGTCTGATGGCAGTGGTAAGGTTGCTGCAAGTTCCTTAATCACATCCACTGAACTTGATTACCTAAACGGTGTCTCAAGCAACATCCAGACCCAACTCAACGCCAAGCAAGCCACGATAACTGGTGCAGCATCCACAGGAACATCATCCAACTTAACTGCCAACCGCGCTATGATTACAGACGGTAGTGGCAAGATGTCTATTAGTGCCGTTACATCAACAGAACTTGGGTATCTCGATGGTGTCACAAGCAACATCCAGACCCAGCTTAACAACGTCAGCGGTTATCCTCTTGATATCCGTGTTTTAACCAGCGGCACAAGCTACACTATCCCAGCCGGAGCCAAAGCAATCCTGATCAGAGCATCAGGCGGTGGTGGCGGCGGTTCAGTTCACTCTAATCCTGGAACCGGCGGTCTTGGCCTAAACAGTGTCACTATTGGTGGCGATGGCGGCACAACAACGGTGAGCAACGGCACACTAGGGATTGCTATCACTGCGGCTGGTGGTCCGCACGGAACAAATTTGGGGTCTGGAGCTGACACAACTAATTGGTTTACAAATGTTGGTTCATCGTCCACGGGCGGTGATATTCTTTACAATGCAGGCGCATCTGGCGGCAGAACAACAACAAACAATTTTGATGGTGGGAGCCAAGACGGCGGCAACGGCGTACTGGTGCAAAAATATGTCACTGGCGCAAATGTTGGTGGGCAAGTTTTGTCTTATTCGCTTGGTGCGGGCGGTACAGCCACAACTAACGGTGGCTCTATTCAACCAGAGGCTGGTCGAGCGGGTTACATTGAACTATGGATTTGGTAAGATAGGAGTAATAGACAATGGCTATGCTCCCAATCAAGGATTTAGGAAGCGTTGGTGTTATCACTGATGTCGCACCCTACAACCTACCGCTGAACGCTTACTCAACCGGCATCAATGTACGTTTTGATGAAGGCAAGGTAAGCCGGTCTCCAATCTTTAGAAACATCAAGGACAACCTCGGCTATAGCCCACGGTTTGCCTACGGTATCGTTCCTAATAACAACTTTGATTCTGCACTGGTTGTCTCAGATGATTGGTACATTGGAGAATACTCAAACGGTATTATCAATAACCGTTCTGGTTCCATCACAGGATCAAGTGACCCCCGCCCATTCACAGGTACAAGCCTAGCCAACGTCACCTACATCAATCGTCCTGACCGTGTACCAGTGTACCGTGGGCCGTCTGGTGTAAACTTCGCTAACCTACCTAACTGGACAAGTAACTGGCGTTGTAACTCTTTGCGTAGTTTTGGTGACTTTCTGCTTGGCTTAAATATGAGCGAAGGCTCTACCTCTTATCCAGTGCGTGTCAGGTGGTCGAATATCACGACAGCCAACAATGTCCCAGATAGCTGGGATGAAACAGACACCACCAAGTCTGCTGGCTTCAACGATCTAGTCCAAATCAAAACCGAAATCATAGACGGTGCGCCTTTAGGATCTAACTTTATCATCTATTCAAATGACCAAGTTTGGTTGATGGAATATGTCGGTGGAACCTTCATCTTCAACTTCCGTCAGCTATTTGTAGACGCTGGTATCATGAGCCAGAACTGCGTAGTGCAGATCGAGGGCAAGCATTACTGCTTTGGGCCATTCGACATCTACGTTCACGATGGAACCTCAAAGCAAAGCATCTGCGATGAGCGTGTCAAAGACTTTATCTTTGGAAGCCTCAATAACCAAGCATCAGACGTTTGCTTCGTTCACCACAACCCAACCCTGAACGAAGTTATGTTCTGCTACCAGTCAGGCGATCAGTATGTCGCATTTCCTAACGCTAACCGTTGTAATAGGGCAGCTGTCTATAACTACAGAAATGACACTTGGGCCTTCATGGACTTACCAAATGTCAGCGCAGGGGCAGTTGCGAATGTTGATTCCGTTGCGACCTACGCAACCAGTACCACCACATATGCCTTAACAGGTGGAACCTATTATCAGCAATCTGACAGCTTTGATAAGCACTCACTTATGGTAGGCGAAACCCTAACAACCGATGGTCTTACTAGCGACAAGCTGTACGGCCTTGATTTGGCAGATGAGGGGCAGATTGCTTTCCAATTAGACACTGAAGCCACTAAGCCAATTCTACTAGAACGAACTGGTATTGACTTAGATGAGGCCGGGCTAGGCGCTAATCAGTATGTCGTCTGTACACGGATATACCCGCAAGCAGATACACTGAACACGGCAGACACTACCTTAACCTTTGAATTTGGAGCGTCTGACATCCCAAGATCAACGCCAACTTATAGCTCAAACCAAAACTTCGATATGGCAACTGATCATAAGATTGATAGCAGAGCAGCTGGTCGATATTTGTCTTACAAGGTTTCATTCACAGACACCAAAGACTTTGAATTATCCAACTTCGACCTAGAGGTCACAGCAACTGGGAGGCGTTAGTAATGGCTCTCAGTGATAAAACCAATGTCCTAGTTAAGCCCTACACTCGAACACAGTATCCAGTTTTGGACGAAGGCATCAGACGTTACTTTCAAGACGAACTTCAACGTATTGAAATCGCTATAAGTACGCTAGCACAAGCTGCAATACAAGTAGCCGAAGATCCACCTGAAAACCCAATCAAAGGAATGGTTCGATATGCCGTGGCACCGTGGAATCCGGGCAGCGGTGATGGCCTGTATGTCTACAACGGTACGGCATGGGTGGCTGTCTGACGATGAACAAATATAACAACATTAAGGAATTAACGATATGGTATGGGGTGCAATAGGCGCGATTGGCGGCGCATTAATCGGCGCGAAATCAGCCAAAGCTGACCGTAACGCTCAACGCTACTCAGATGAGCTTAACGCTCGAGGCTACACTGACGCACGAGACTACATCAAACGTGGTTACAGAGGTGGTGAAGACGCCCTAAACGATGCTCTAGCTAAAGGCTACTACGGTGGTGACACATATGCTGGACTGAACGATCGACAGCGTTTTGGTCTAGATAGCCAATACAATTTTGGCAGGTCCAATTTTGGTGCTGGTAATAATATGATGAACACTGCCAGCGGTTTTTCAGGCAACTACGCTGACTTATACAACCGTGCAAACGCCACGAATACGAATAATGCAGCCAGGGACCTGTATAACGATGCAGCTGGTAACAATATGTATTCCAACCAAGCTAATGACATCTACAATAGAGCAACTGGTGGTTTTTACGATCAAGAAGCCCGCGATCTTTATAATGCAGCTGGTCAAGACAGCATGGGCAACGCCCAAAATTACGCCCTAAATAACTCGCGTCCTTTAGTTGACGCAGCAATGAGAGGGGCAAACAGGAACCTAAATGAGGTTCAATTACCCGGCCTTAACAACGCAGCATCAGGTACAGGCAACACCAATAACTCAAGAGCGGGCGTGACTGAAGCTATTCTGCGAGACAGAAACTCTGAACTAGAAGCCGCCACAACGGCTCAAATAAACGATAGCTTAATGGGACGCTCACTGTCTCAAGGCAATCAAGACTTCAGTAATAGAATGAACGCCCTCGGTGGTATGAAATCAGGTTCCATGAACCAAATTAACGCCATGAGAGGAGGGTTGTCTGATCTCCGAGCTGGCGATCAATCACGTTTTAACAATATGTACACCGGCTTCGGTGCGATGAACACAGCCAACAACAATACCTTCAACAATATGATGGCAGCTAATCGCGGATTGGCAGCGACATACGGCATTGGAATGGATACTGCAAATTCTGGTATCACAGGGATGTTAGGCTCAGGTTCCGCAGATCAAATTGACGCACAGAACCGCCTTGATGCAGACCGACAAAGGTTTGAGGGTGATCGTGACTTTGCGTCAAATCAGTACGGAAACTTTATGTCCGGCATCTTAGGCCGTGCGCCAATGTCACCACCAGGTCAAAGCCCTAATTACAACAACCCAACTATGGGCGGGTTGACTGGCGCAATGGCTGGGTTTGGCTTTGGAAACAAATACGGTCAGCAGATAGGTAATTTCTTTGGTGGTTTAGGCACTAACCCCCCAGCGCAGCGTCCAGGGGCAACATATTGGCCTTCTGGACCTGGCTATGACCCAAGTTTCTAAAGGTAGGTGAAAAATGAGTAACTCAATTAACCCTGCCAATCAAAGTATGTACGATCGCATTGTTGGTAGCATCCTAAGTACAGCCCAAAATGCCGGTCGATACTATAGAAACACACCATCAAATGAACGCGGCGTACTTGATTTCATCGAGAAAAACCATGACGGAAGCTTGGCGCAAGCAGGTGACCCAGTTCAGGTACCTCAATCTCAGTATCGTTCACTAAACAACGGTAACCGCATCACAGGTGGGCCGATGATGCCAACTGATGGTAATGATCCCAGTCTTCGCAATCCTCAGATTGACCCAGAAGTAGTGACTGACGGTTCAGTCATCGAAAACTATCTTTTGAACAACAATCTAGCGATGAAAACGCAGCCAATTTTGGAAAACACAGCTGAACCAGCGTCAAACCAAGGGATTTTGGCTAACCCAATACCACAAACAGGCAACCGGCGTGACCAAACGCCAATGTCATTCAAGCCTCAAACTATAGACAACAACGAAATGCTTATTCGCATGGGCTTGGCTGGTCTTGGCGCAAACAGTCAAGGCGCAACAGTATCACTAGGTGCTATGGGTGACATGTACGGCGCAATTCAGGACACCAATCGTTCTGCGTTAAACAGTTACAACCTTGCAATGCAGAAAGCCGAAGCAAAAGCTAAAGGCAAAGAAAAGAAACAAGGCGATGCCGGTAACTTATACGGCTCAATTGTAGTCAATGACGCAATCGACCGTGGCCTACCTATGATCAACAAGTTGACAGCAGGATTTGGTGGTTCGCTTCTTTCCAAGATACCCGGTACAGACGCAACTGACCTGACCAAGTTAATTGATAGCGTGAAAGCCAATGCTGGCTTTGACAAGTTACAAGCAATGCGCGAAGCATCTCCAACAGGTGGTGCATTAGGCCAAGTGTCTGACAAAGAGATCAGGTTCCTGCAATCTGTGTTTGGATCGCTCGATCAAGATCAGTCACCAGAGCAATTAAAGTACAACCTTGAGTTATTCCGTTATGTCTACAACTCGATGATCCACGGCGAGGGTAACCACCCTTATTCACCACCAGCTGGTGCGGACGCCATGATCAATCAAATGCGAGGCGTTATAGGTGGCGGGTCTTCATCAATCCAACCAGCCGCAGCCGGAAACCTGTCCGCAGCCGATGCGATTGTAGGCATCACAAACTAACACCGAAATCATGAGGTCATAATATGGCAGATAGGCTTTCAGCCTACGCTGATTGGCTCGTTGCGAACCAAAATAAGCAAGGCACACCTGAGTTTGAGACTGTAGCAAACAGCTACAAGCAGCTCAGATCACAGGGTACTACTGCCCCGGTAGACCGAAGTTATTCATC